ATAAGTGAGGACGTAAAGTCCGCAAAGCTCGTTGGTATTGGCGTTTTTTCGGCTCCATTCACTTTTTCCCCAGGAGCCAATACGTTAACTGTGCCATTGCCTAATTCAATTGTTTCGTCGTTATCAGCATCCACTTGATCGTCTTCGTCAATCGCAGTCCCTAGTGACATGTCGTCCGGTGCTTCCGATTCAATGAAGATTGCCATCAAGGCATTGACTAATACCTTCATGACTTCCGCGTCATTGTACCGGCTAAGCACTTTCAAATCCTCGATTACCGGAGACAATATAGGGATGCCACGCAACTGGCCACTTCGCTCAATCGTCATAACCTGGATAATATTACGCCGCCCGGTTTGTGTGCCGTACTTCGGAATATATGTGTAGTCATGATCATCGTTAAAAGAGTTATACAGCTTATTTAATACGTAGAAGCCAACGGCGGCGCCATATTTATTAAACTTAACGCCGTGAATGACGTCGTTATTCTCGTCTTCTTCTCGTCCTGTATATTTGGGCGGAGAAGCTACAAGAATCGATTCAACAATCTGCAAGCGCAACGGATATGGGTTCTTATCTGTTTGACTAAGCAACAGCGGTAAATTTACAAATGAATCGCCGTACAATAGCTTTTCATAATACACTAGAGCCTGAATTCCGTAGAAATCAGTCTGTTCACGCGCATCACAATGCTTCGCCCACATCGCAAACTCTCGTTCGGTCTTACGTTCCCATGCGTTCTTTTCTTCAAACGTTAGCCCCAACTCCTCATATCGGATATTGGCTTTAAATCGTAGACCAGGGCCAATAACATTGGTTTTATTTGTCTTCAATGCACCAGCTGCAATCGGTGTACCTTGTTGGAGGTCTACAGACCTTGCCCGTAGCATCCTAAAGTTAGCATCGATATCGTGCCTTGCATCTTGGGAGTTAACCTGGTACCCTTTGGCGCTAGATTTAAAACTATTAGCGCCGTGATTAGAATAGCCTGAGTTTGTTTTACTCCCAGAATATTGCGTTGCTTTGTGCCTACCTGCTGCGGTTTTCATAAACTGCTTCTTACGTTTACTCATATATCCCGCGGAATGACACGATATGCACGACGTCGAGGTCGATTCTCGAGCCGCGCTACTTCGTTGCGCCAAAAGTTGATACGGTCTTTCACCTCTTGCACATTCGCACGAGTTAACCGGCGATTACCAATGGTGTACTCTTTGCCCGTTGCCAACGCTAAATCCGCCTCTAGCCACGCCTGTAAATGCTCTTTTGCCTCATATATTGTCCATTCTGCCATCCTTTCACCTCCTTTCACGCATTAAAAAAGCGCCCATGTTGAGCGCTTAGACTTGTGCCAAGCATAGATTGGAACATCATGCCTATTAAAGCCTGTGTGTCCACATCCGTGTGGCACAATATCTCCATATGTTTGATGTCATGAGCTGATATATTTAGACCTTGCCTATATTTATATAGAAATTCAGGCATTGCCTTTTCTATCATTAAAAATAAATAATAAGGGATTGCGTTTCGTGGTTGAATCACTACATATTTAGCGTCAACTTGTTGCGCAGTAGCTAAATATACCAACTCCCCTTTACTAGCGGATACTTGCAAGCAAATACAGCCAGACGGATATATTTGATCCTTCTTAGGTCTCCCTAGTATATCCGCAACTTCCGTAATTTTAATTTTCTTGTAATTTTTTAACATTACACAAACATCTTTTGAAGTAGATACTTCTTAACATCTTCTATTTTTTTTTATCACAGCTTCTTGCTCCTCGACTGTACACGCGCTATCAGACGATACCAAAAACTCTGTAAATTCTTTTACAAATTCATCATGCTCTTTTTGTGAATCGGGATCTGTACAAACTAATTGCTTTAACATCTCCGCAATTTCTAAGCCCAAAATACGGCTTTCTCGATTAATTTCGTTTAAGTCCTTAGCAAGCTGTACCGCATCTGGTATTTCTTCAGGCTCAAAGCTGTCAATGTAGCGAGGAATATTCAGATTATAGTCGTTATCTAAAATAGTAGACACGCTAATGTTACTAGAATATCGCTCTATATCTGCCCTGTCCTTGTACGCTTTAATTACTTTTTCCACCTGTTCGGCAGTCATTATATTTTTATTTTTGTGCTTAACGAAGTCTTTTTGTGCATCGATAAATAAAACGTCTTTGTTAGCGCGATTTTTCTTAAATATCAATACGCACACGGGTATCCCTGTATTCGTAAACAGATTAGAAGGCAACCCAATGACCGCATCAAGTAAATTATCCTCAATCAGCTTACGTCGTATATCGCCTTCTGCTTGCCCTCTGAATAATACGCCATGTGGCAATATAAAGGCCGCTGTACCTGTCGCGTTTAACGAATGAATCCCATCAAGTATAAAAGCAAAATCCGCTTTACTCTTTGGTGCTAACTTATAGCCTTCAAAACGTGCATCCATTTGTGGATTCCAAGATTGACTATACGGCGGATTACTAATCACGGTATCATATTTTTTACTTCCTAGCCTATCCACTTTAGCTACTTGGCCAAAGCCAGATGCTGCGGATTCCACTTTATAGTACGCAAGCTCTTCACCAGTAAGAACGTTCTTCTCTACTACTTCAGCATCTATATTAGCTATTAGTAGATTAAACAACATAAACGCTATCGCATTCTTTGAATACTCTTCGAGCCTTAGTGTTACGGTATTATCCGACTTAAATTTAGCCAAAGACAATCCGCCTATTCCTGCGCACACGTCACGAACATCACCGCCTGTGGTAATACCTCCAATTATATCTAGCACGCATTGTGGCGTGTAATCTTGCATATAGTTTTTTCTATCTGCACTATGCTCTTCGAATTCAGCAAGTAACGCTTCATACGAATAGTAAGGCTGTATCGCCTTTAAAAGTACCGAACATGTATTCGAATCTAGCAACGTCTTTGTTAGAGCTGTAGGTATTTCGTGTACTTCACGAATATTTAATTCTTCCATAATCCTTTGTAGGATTGTCATAATCGTATCCCTCCTCCTCTAACACGTCGTCTCGTTCGTTTTTTCGGTGCCTCGCCTGCTTTCACTACTCGCGCCGTATTCTGATACGGCGTATACTCTTCCTTACTATTCCGAGCCTCTAAAGCGTCGAAATTCGGATTCATAATAGCGATAGCAGCTTGATTGTAGTTTCTAATATCGAATGGTTCATTTCTTTTGCGCCCTGGGCGCAGTACCCATTGCTCTTTGAAGTGGCCATTAACTAATTTAGACACTTTCATTTCTGCTAATAGGCCCTCGAAGTATTTCTTCCCATACCCTTTTTCATGGTCTTTTGGAAAGTGGCAATACCTAGGCTGGCCTTTTTCTTGATTCAAATCGCTATAAATTTGTTCCTTGCCCGTATCTACGCCGAGCTTAAATAATTTTGTTTTGTACTTTTTCAGCTTAGTAGGCAAGCCGTCAATCAGGTCTTTACCGGCACCGCCTACGCCTTTGATAGGGTACACGCGCTTATGCCATCTAGTTGAGCAGTACTTATATACCGATTGGGTCTTACTACCACCAGAGTCAATACACGTAACTGATACGCCCCGTTTTCTGCCATCGGCATAAGACCATGTACGATTTAAAATAATATCGTCTAATTCTTTCCATACGGCATCATAGGCAGGGTCGCCGTACAGCCTGAAGTATTGTATACCCCAGCTCTCATAATCTTTCCCCCAGCCTACGATTTCACACTCTAAGCGGTCGTCCTGCGTATCAACGCCACAGGTTAAGAGTAGTACTCCGTCCGGTAGCTCCGCTCCGTAGTCCTCCCTGCGTTCGTAAAGTTCTTCCGATTGTAATGTTTCTGTATCCTCTTCATAAGGAATACCCATTTCAGTATTAAAGAACGTCTTAACGCCAGCCGTTCCGAGTTTAGTCGCCTCTTCGTATTTATCTTGAAGTTTCCCCCAAGATGCCCAAGGTGAGCCAAACGCGTTCATATGAAAGCTTCGGCAATTATACTTCTTTAAATTCTCCGGCGCTTCCGCAATCCATTTGCCCTCACGATACAGTTTCTTCCACTCGAACTCTTCGGATAGTGTTCCGCAATGATCACACGCCAAGTAGTACTTGCCTGTGTCCTCGTCTGCGTGGAATTTATCCCATGATGGATATACATATTCACCACAAGCAGGGCACTTAATATGCCATACCTCTTGCGTACCGCCTAGATACAATTTCTCTATCCGACTGGTACCTTTTACCAATGGCGTAGACGCGTACACGTGCTTTCGATTGTAGAACGTATTAGTACGCTTTTCTGCTAGGCTTAAAGGGTCGCCTTCCGTACCGGCTGATGCTGGATAGCGGTCAATTTCGTCCGCTAGTAATACACGAATTGGCCTAGATGCCAAATCTGCTGGAGCATTTGCTCCGACTAATGTCAGGTACCCACCAGGAAAGGTCTTATTCAATACCGTATTGCCACTGTCCCGAGATTTTACATCGGCCATTTTATCGTTCAATACTTTTGTATCACGAATAAAGGGAGCAATACGAGTTTTGGAAAATTCTTTAGCTATATCTTTGGTTGGCTGCATGAACATAATTGGTGAGGGAAAGTAGTCAATAAAATAACCCAACACATTTTTAATGAGCTGGGTTTTACCAATTTGCGAGCCTGTCATGTATACTATTTTTTCAACATCAGGGTCACTCACCGCATCAAGCATTTCCTTTTGATAAGGCGCCCTATCGGTGGAATACTTCCCTGGTTCGGCGCTATCCTCTGTGGAAAGCACCACGTTGGCGTTGGCCCATTCCGAAGCAGTAAACTTTGGCGGTGGCTTTAATACACTGGCCAATCCTTTGAATAGGTTGCATGTGTGTTTCAATCACCTTCACCTGCCTCGTCGTCATCTACGATGATATCATCGGACTCATCGTGGAACATGTTAGGGTCATATTCCGACAATTCTGTTAGGCATTCATTCACTTCATCGAGAAGTACATCTTGAATGACTAACAGATTCGTCTCCCCTAACACTTTAGGCGCTGCTTTTAGAGGCAACGCCTGGAGCTTACTTTTAAAGTTATTCAGCATTCGATTCATTACGGCTTTAACTGTGTTAGAACGATGCAATTCTCCATTCATGATCTTCAGTTTGTTTTCTTCAATCATTCGTTTTGTTCGAGTTAACAAAGTTCGTTCTGCATCATATCCGCCTTCTCGTGCTTTCTTTTCGAGTTTACTTTCTCCGGTTTTATACGCAACAAATGCTTGTACTGTTTTCGCGATATTGTACTGTCCGCGTTTTTCCTTTTCGAATATACCGTCCTCGGTCAACTGTTGAACTCGTCGAGAGCTGATTCCGAGTACTTTTGCCACAATTTTAGATGATACTAATTCGTCAACAATGGATACGTTAGTCACAGTCTCGCCTCCTTTCAAAAGTTGACCGTTTTGAAGCCGAACAGCAGTTCGGGAAAATAACTAACTAGCTATTCCACGGGGTTCGGATGACCCACGGAAAATATTTTTTGTTTGGAGTACCTTTAAGGCCCCCTATTAGGGCTGTTGCCCTAGCCCCCATACATGCCCCCTCGCCAGTGCTGTTTGCGTGAATGTTTCATCATATCTTTAGCAAAGGCTTTGGCTTTGCAATTACCTTTACCGCCAAGGACAATAGCATTAGCAGTACACTTATTGCGTTTGTTATGTAAACAATCTTTATTATGGCAAGTAATATCTGTCATACTATTCTCTCCTTTCTATTGGCAGTCAGATTCTATTTTAATTGTAGGCTTAATCAATATCACCATAGGATGGTAGTAATTTGTTATAGTTAAGTACTCAAGGAAATCTCTTACATTATGTATTGGTTGTAGTTAAACAAGGCTATTATATTTTATGTCCAAGCATCTCAAAGGTGTCGCGAATTTATTTTGATATAGTTTGTTATTTGAAAGGATTACATTTGCATTACGAACAGGTACCCCCTATGATGATATTGATTAAACCTGCATAATACAAAAGGACGCCAAGTACATCTGGCGTCCTTTTCTTATTCACTTCCTGTGAAGTTTCCCAACTTTCACACCTACAGTATACCACATGTCGATGTATCGTTTTGTATCGTTTTGTATTGTCCACGCTATTTCAATCTAGCACGTATACGTCCTACCTCTACCAGGGCTCTATCGTGTAGCTCACCTCGTACTCTTGCCTCGCTATAGAATAAGATACCGGCTAGCTCTTTCCAGCTTTTCCCCTGTACGTATCGCTCAGTCAATAGGACCGCCAACTCATTCGGCCGTACTTGGCTAATCACCCAACGGACTTCTGCTTTAATGGCTTTTAACCTTTCTATTTCCTTTCGTTGCAGTTCGACACATTGCTCAATACCAGCTACTATACCTGATAAATCGCCGCAATGCCCGCCGGATATCCTATCCTTGCTATAGTCCGTGGCGGACAAGGTATCCGCCTTACGTTCTATCTGTGCCTCAATATCACGCTTAATTGAATCTATGCGGTCATCAATTCGTAATATTTGTTGCATGTACTCTTTATCGGTCACTCTTTCGCCCCCTTGCAATAGCTCCATATCTCGTACAGTTTGTATTGGTCCTCGTGCTTATGACTCACCGTCCAGGGGCTTTTACCCTCGGCATACACAAGCGCCTTACCCGTACCGCCCCACACATCATCAATACGATAGAAATGCCTATGATACCAATGCTTGTTGTCATTTGATACTAACACGCAGTCACCTTGTTTAAAGTGTTCCATTCCCCATCACCTCATTGATGTATCTATCCAAATACCAACGCGCTTTTTTTAGGTCTTCGAGCTTATCGCCCTTATACCCTGCTCGTGCGATGTACTTGATAACATTACCAAGATGATATGGGAGTTGTTGATCTTCGATAAAGTCAATCACCTCGATTTTACCTCTCGTATAATGCGATGGATGATTTACTGCATCATGTTCAATATTGCCATACATCTTATCCATATGCTCATCAGTTGGTACTTGAACAGCTTCTTTGCTACTGTCTTCGATGTGTCTTTCTTCTGTCTTGTTACTGTCTTCCTTCTGTCTATCTTCTGTCTTTTTACTGTCTTCTACTGTAGTCATTTTTGCTTCCTCCTCAACTTCCTTCTTGGATTTATGACAGAATTTAATTGCACAATCAGGGCAATATTTACGCGGCCTGCCCTGCGGCTTTCTAAAATATTCAAATGGCTCCCCGCAACCTTCGCACTCCCTAACCTCTAATTTAGTACCGGCCGGCGGAGGCGTCATAACTTCCATGCACTCCGGACAATAATCTTCCGAAGTTTTAACCGTAAACTTCGTACCGCACTTTCTACATTTTTTTTGCATGATACTTTACTCCTTGTACAACTCTTTACGATATTTAATGGCTTCGAGTAGTGCATCTTGCCCTACTTCCTTGCGCTCTAAGGCTTTCATAACTTGCTCATCCATCGTCCCTTTTGTTACTAGATGATGGATAATCACAGGTTGCGTTTGGCCTTGCCTGTGTAGTCTTGCGTTAGCTTGTTGATATAGTTCTAGGCTCCAAGTTAGCCCATACCATACGATGATGTTGCCACCTGCTTGTAAGTTCAAACCATATCCAGCCGACGCGGGATGCGCCAGTAACATTTGAATGTTTCCTTTGTTCCACTCAGCTACATCATCGTCTGTCTTTAATTCAACCGCTTTCGGAAAGGCTTCTTTAATCGCTAGTAGGTCATGCTTGAAATTGTAGAATACTAACATCGGTTTTCCTTCATTGGTATCTACTAATTCTTTTAACCTCTCCACCTTTTCATTGTGGACGATAATTGTTTCTCCATCATCTGTATAGATAGCTCCGTTAGCCAGCTGCAATAATTTACCAGCTAACGATGCTGCATTGAGTGCACTTACATCGTCTTCATCTACTAAGCTTAGAACGTGATCACGTTCCATTTCTTTGTAAAGCGCCCATTCTTTGGGATTCATCTCTACCGTGATTACATTTTCGATACGTTTTGGCAATGTTAGGTAATCTTTAGCTTTTAAGCTCATACAGATATCTTGCATCTTACCAAATATCGCGGTATCGCCGCCGGGAAGTAATCGGTAGCTATACACGATATGCCCGTTTGTTTTATCTGGTTTAAAATAACGATTGCGGTACTCGGTAATTGTTTTACCCAATCGGTCTCCGCCATCTAACAAATACATTTGCGCCCATACATCCATTAACGTATTCGGTGCCGGTGTACCAGTTAAAATGACTACTCGTTTGAAGAAGGGCCTCATCTTACGCATAGCCTTAAACCGTTTAGCCTGCGGATTCTTAAACGATGAACTTTCATCGATGACAAGCATGTCGAAAGGGAAAGGCTTCTTATGATAATACTCATACAGCCATTGCACATTCTCACGATTCATTACATAGATATCAGAATCACTTTGAAGGGCTTTGATGCGGTCCTTTTCAGGACCTAGTACGGATACTATCTTCAAATGGCTTGTTTCATTCCATTTGTTAGCCTCTTGCATCCAGGTCGATTCGGCTACTTTCTTAGGTGCGATAAGTAGCACTTTCTTGATATCAAATTGATCATACATTAACTGCTCGATAGCGATTAATGTAGAAACGGTCTTGCCCAATCCCATATCAAGTAACAGTCCATAATGTGTATGGTCAATGATTCTTTGAATTGCTATCTTTTGATATTCGTGTGGATGAAAGTCCATGAATCGCCCTTCTTATATCATCAACAAACAATGTAGCCCCTAATTTGCCGGTAACTACGGAAACACTAGCACCCAGCTTTCGCATCCGTTCTATCTGCACACGTTGGTTGGGCCTTAATCGCCCGTTCTCGTCCTTTAGTTCAGCGAACACGACTAGGCCACCCGGTAAGATTATAATTCTGTCCGGCACGCCATCATTTCCTGGCGATACGAATTTCATATATATGCACCCCAGATTTTTGAGTTGATTTCCCAACCAACGCTCGATGTCTTTTTCCATGTTCTCACCTCGTTCTCATTTAATAATTGGACACACCATCGGACACGCCTACGAACCCACGCCGTTACTGGGTTTATGGGGGGGGTGTGTCCAATTTGTCCGATTTTTTTCCAGAATATATATATACGCGTATTCGCGTTTTTCACGTGTATACGTATACATACGATTATTCATATATTTATTTTTTATTTTTTATATAAATAATTGGACACACTAGACACATATTATTAATTTGATTAGCAGTTATCTGCTTTTTGCCCGTGTCCGATTAGTGTGTCCGGACGTGTTTGGTGTGTCCAATTATTACACTATATCAAAACTTATCAATGTATAGGCCGGAATAATTATTTTTACAAACATTTGTACCTATTAAATAATTGGACACACCTCAAATAATTGGACACACCTACTTTTCGTGATTACGTTTATAAATTGATAGAAGGTCTGTACCTTCCCTTACAAACGCCCTCTGTGGGCCGTAAAGCCTGCCAAAACGTGCTTTACCAGTTCCCTTTGTATAAGGGTTCCATCCTCGCATCGCTTGAAGTATGTCTGTAATCTCCCTAGCCTTTGCGTTCTGCAGGTTCTTCCTGTCCCCCTCCATCACTTCACACCATATCTCAAGGGCACACACCCGCTCCCGCTGCACTGAACCACAATGATCGTCATCGCCATAGTTCCTGATATAATCGCGTCTATCAAAGATATCTAGCGACTCCCAATCTTCAGGTAATAACATCTCAAGGTATTCTTCAATGAGTCCTACGAGTTCACCACCTTCTGTGTGTGATAATTGGATTCTTAAGGCTTCTTCCTCAAGGTCTCCCTCGAGTACTAACGATTCACCGTTAGACCAGTAATAGTAGGCCTCCGCCCATAATTGGTCGATGTCATCTTGCGTTATGTCCCAGGCGTTTTTCGTCTTACGATCTTTGTCGCCTGTGATTGGCCAGAATCGGCGGTTACCTGTACGGTCTTTAAGGAACATCAAATTATTCGTGGAGCCAGCGAATACACACTGGCGAGGGTACTCTTCGGTACGTCTGCCATACGGTGAGCGGAACCGGTCAGAGGTACGGCTGATAAAGGCCTTTACAATTTCATTATCGTTCTTATAAGTAGGTGCCAGTTCCGCGAGTTCATTAATCCAAGAACCCTGAATTTGTTCAAGAGCATCCTTTGTCTTAATATCAACCAACGAATTATTGAACCATTTACGGCCTAAGCGTTCTAAGATTAACGATTTACCAAGACCTTGAGAGCCATATAATACAATCGCTGTATCGAACTTGATACCTGGCACCATGACACGTGCTACAGCGCCGCACATCCATTTGCGAGTAACCGCTCGAATGTATTCAGTATCTTCAGCACCGATGTAGTCGATGAAGAGGGTATCAACTCTACATTCACCGTCCCAGGTTAGCCCTGTTAGGTACTCACGCACAGGATGGAATTTGTTGGCTTGCGTGATTTCCTGGAGAGCATCATCGATAATGCCTTTACCTTTGATAAGGTATTTCGTAGCAAAGTAATTACGTAAGCACGCATCATCCGTATCAGTCCAGTATGGCGTCTCATCCTTGCCACGCCACGGCAAATCGTCAATCACCACTAAGCGGTGCGCGAATTCGTCAAGACGGATTTTACCTTTTAACGCCGGGTCATATTTAAGAACAATTAAGCAGTTGAATACGTCGGACTCTGGTGTACCACGGCGGTCACGTTTAAGTTTTTCGAGAAAGTCTTCATCCTCGTCCGTGATATCTTCAAACTCCATATCCGCCATACGCTCCTTATCGAGCAGTACAGGCGCGGCGCCGTCTTCATTAACAAAATCAAGCATTGCCTTATAGCTCGGTAGGTCTGTTACTTTGGTGCGCGGATCAGCGTCAGCATCTTCGGCACCAAATAAGTGGATGCGAACAAGGTCAAAGGCATTGACGAGCTTACCGCTGATAGGGCCAGTTGCATGGTTCGAGTAAGCAAACGTGTCATTATCGTAAATGACAAGACCAGCTACTGAGCTGCCTTCTGTATACGTGTAACGGTCCTCGTGCTGCGTTGGTGCATAGATATTTGGTAGAAACTTATGTATAGCTTCTGTGATACTATAGCTCCTACAAAAGGCACCCAGTAGGCCTTTTTTCTCTAATGGATTACCTTGCTTTTTCGCTGCATCCAGCCTGATTTGAGATTCTTTACTTGATGTTGGCCAAAGGCTCGTATCACGCCAGTCCCTGTATGTACTTAAATACGTATCGACTGAAATTAGCTTGCCTTCATTATGTTGGTATACATATTTAACATCTTTAGGGCAACTAGGCCAATACATAAGGCGCTCCACTTGATGCGTTGAGGAATCGAAAGATTCAATACCAATATCATCAGCAATGCGTCTTGATACAGCCTGGTACTCATCAGGGGTCATCACTCTATCGGTCGGAATGATGATGCGGTATCGAGGATTATCAGGGGTATGGCTGTGCGTACTGTATAGCACGTACTCCATATCTCCTAGTTCCAAATCAAGGTTTGAAATAAAATCCTCGCTAGGTGAATCCGCATCAAGAGTAATTAAATACCGCTCCTTGACGGCACCTCTAACCCGTCTACCATTATTGGGGATATAACCACCTACGAAACCGCCTACATCTTTTCTTCGACCCTTTTCGTCCTTAGGCATTTTGACGTATTCAGCAGCCGTTTCATTAGTGACTGTTGGCGAGGATAATTTGTTGGCTAACGCACTCCAAGTCATTTTCTGAGACTTCCAGCTACGGGCGGAGCGATTTCTGCCCGTAGCTATGATGATATTTGTATCCATATTACATCGCTCCTCCCTTCGCAAATTGGATGTCTCTTATAAATTGGGGTACTTGTAATTTATGCTTTTTAACCCATTGGCATACAGCATAATTGACATCGTGATTATCACTAACACATCTGTTATTTTTTAACTTGGCCTGATGTATTTCAACGAAGTTATCTGTATCCTTACTAGGATTAACTTCAATACATGCTACAGGTTTATCGCTTTTATAAACACCTACGATGGCGCACGTTCCGGCTTTTACCTTATCGACATAAGTACCAACGCAATTATTCAATTGCACGCCTAATCGGATGATGCCGTGCGTTGATTTGATCACGTTGAAAGTTAGTCCTTCAACTGAATCTGCTAACTTTTTATGGCGCAGACTCTGTTGCACCGGTAAGTTTTCGGCTTCTTCAAATTTAGATAAACACACAATTTCGTCGTGCAGGTCTTTAATCTGAATTCGTTTAGCCCAAACTTCCTTCTTCTTGCTTCTTGATAATCTAAGATACATATCAGCTGTATCTTTAATTTCAGAATAGGAATCAGCATTTTTAATAAATAGTAGAGTACGCCGCGCACCGTATTGGTGCACCATGATGGATAGGAATTTTGTAAACATAAGCAAGGCCTGCTCGCTATTCCATATTGGCCACGATTGAATATATCCTGTGCCTCCACCTTCCTCTGCTACGAGGTCTGTAAAGGCCTTTTGATAATCCATACTTTTGAATATCTTGCTGGCCGTCTTAATGACTTTCACATAAAAGAAAGGACGTATTGACAGCAATCTTCGAACCCAGCGCTTATCCGGCAATTCATAAAGCTGTATTAGAGCTTTAATAAATGGTGTACCGGTGCTTGTTAACTCAGTAATACTTGAAGTGCCCACCTTGTCAGATCCGAACGGTCTAAAATAGGTATCGTAGTCTTTAACTAATACATCGTTAAGAGCTGGCGCATCTGGTGCCTGCATTTTCCAAATTAGGTTATGGAGTAAATTATCAAGGGCCCCATATTTGGCCGATAATAAAACACCCTGTCTAATAGGCTTAACTCTGTAGCCTACTTTCTTAGATAACTTAGTAAAGTAGGCTTCCTTTAGCACTTTGGCAAAAGTCCTTAGCTCGCTTTTATGCTCTGCTAATCGACAATTTGGAGTTGCTACAAGCCATCGTAAGGGTAATGACTTTGAGTAAAAGCACGATATGTTAGGCTCAATTTCAGACACTATATCGGCACGAGTGCGTTTCTTTTGAACCAGGAATACTTTCCCTTGCTTAAAATCGAAACGCAATATGTCGATAAGATGCGGTTTGTATCCGGGGTAAATCGACTGCATATCGTTATCAACGTATACTGTGTGGTAGTCGAATTTAACGTCTAATATTGATCCCCTATCGATGATTGAAAGTTCAATATCAAGCGGAATATTATCATTACTCGAAACCTCAGCAACACAATCATCATTTGTGTGAAGGAGTTCACCACATTGCGGGCAATAAAACTCATTTGACATATAGGGGTCTACGATTTTGCCCATACCGGATGACACGGAAGGCCACAAGCAGGCAAAGGATTGCCCGCAATCTACGTGGTAATGTACAGCAGGTGACCAAGAGTTCACTTGCTTGCGCCGTACTAGGTCATACAGCTTTTTGACTGACAAACTAAATAATACCTTCATAAGGCGCTAACCTCTTTCTTATAACAAATCGTCTAAATCGTCTTCTTCTGCAGATGTTCCATCAACTATAGGTAACGTTTCTTCAACAGGTGCTTTCTTCTTAGAAGTACGTTTACGTTTTGGTTTTTCTTGTTCTTCTACTGTTGGAGTATCTTCTACCGGTTCTTCCACCTTAGGTGTTTCTGTTTTCTTACCGTTTAATACTTTAAGGCCCAAATCACAAGCGGCAATACAGCCTTCGCAGTACGCCATAGCGGAGTCTTTGCGTTCGCTAGCAGGTGCGTTTTTTACTAATTCGTATAAGCTATCAATGGCTTCGCGTTGTTGTTTAATTTGTTCTTTATTAATCATAATGACTTCCTCCTAGTCTTTCATATAATACGGGTTTTCAAACCCAGCTGCGTTTAATATGAGGCCCTCATTCCAGGGCTCAGGTTTACACATAATATCTATAACTTCATCTAAACTGCCTTTACCTATAGGTGCTTCGATAACCACTTCATCATGGATATGGGCTACAATCTTGTACCCTGCTTTTGCCAGTCTTAACATTGATGCGGCCAAGCAATCCCTTGCAACGGCTTGTACAATGTTTTCGACGAGCTTTCCGCCGTAGGTTTCAACTCTGCCCCATGTATTCTTAACCTGATCCATGCCGTCATACTCAATCGATTCACTACCAAACCGATTGAGCCCTATTCTAGGTCTCGCGTAAGCAAGCCTACGCCCAGAGGGTAACTCGATAAACATAAACCCTTTCGATTTAAAGAATTTAATATTACCCTGTCTAATTCGTACAGGTTCGCCAGTCTTTACGACTTTCTTGGCTGCAGTATCCGCATCCTTCCAAAATCTCGTAATGCGTGGACTAGCTCGTCGCCAAGCTTCGATGATACCGGGAAGTTCTGATTCTGGAATTTCTCCTTTTGAGTCCATCGATTTCATGGCGCCCACACCGCCACCATAGCCAAGTGCCAATTCTGCAACCTTACCCTTTTGCCGTAGATGCCCATTCACCCCATGCTTTACAACAGGAACGTGGAACATGCTAGATGCAGATGCGCAGTAGATGTCTCCACCTTGTGCAAATACATCCTGCCTCCACTGCTCGTGAGCGAGCCAAGCAATAACGCGGGCTTCAATAGCACTGAAATCGGCTACTATAAAGCGGTGTCCTTCTTCCGCCACTAAAGCAGTGCGAATGAGCTGCTTAATCACATCACCAGGATTTCCATAGAGTAGGTCTAGCAATTCTACATCTCTACTTTTAAGAACGTCCCGAGCTGTATCTAAATCTTCTAGGTAGTTACGAGGGAGGTTCTGCAGTTGTACTACACGACCCGCCCATCGTCCACTTCTCATAGCGCCATAAAACTGAAGCATACCGTGGATACGGCCATCAGAGCATACGGCATTTTTCATGGCCAAGTACTTTTTAATGGAAGAGTTGCCCAGTACTTGCCGGTTCTTCAGCACAGTACGCACATCGGAAGGAATATCCTGTGACAGTAGATTTGATACGTCATCCTTTCGCATCGTCTCGACTTCATAGCCAAGACGATTTGATAGCCACTCTTTAAGCTGCAACGTACTATTGGGATTATCTAGCCCCGTTAGTCGTGCCGATGATACGGTGGCCTTTTCCACTATTTCATCGTTACATTGAAGGGCGGCATCGACGAGGTCCATATCTACTTTTACACCTCTCCAGTTGATGTCTTGATCTAGCAGCCAATACTCATGTTCAATGGTAGGCGGTTTCAAAGAGAGTAAACGTTTACGAATAGCCTTTTCTACAACTACATCCTGCCGGTTGTATTCAATAAATTCGGCCCATTTGTCTGGCGCATCCTCAGGCATATTCCGTGTCTTAGGATTTGTCTTCGTAGGCTTACGCGGAACGGAGAAGAATTGAATTAGGCGTTTACCCCGTGAATCCTTGGCTTCTCCTAATCGTAAAGCCTTGGACACATTATCAAGGCTTGCCGGTAGACTGCAGTACAAAGCAAGTACAGAGGTACATTCCCAATTTGTGTAGTCCGCATCAGGGAAGTACTTTTTTAGGCACAGCATTTCAAACGCTGCGTTGAATGCGGTCTTTGTAATTTCCTTATTATACAAAGCGTCCACCACCCTTTCGGGTAGTGGACGCTTTGTCATATCAATTACTTCGACTGGTTCGTCATCAAAGCTATAGGCAAAGAGCAGTATTTCAAATGTTGTATCATCAACGTATCGCTGTGCCCCATATTTAATAGGGCAGGCGCAATAGGTTTCCACATCAATACTGAGCTCCATAATTGCCTCCTTAGATTAAATCGTCGTCATCGTCTAGGTCGCCTAAATCATCGTCGCCAAAGTCATTAGCAGATACATGAACACCGCCTAGGCGTTCGCCATCTTTGACTTTACGAATACCGTTTAGACCAAAGCCTACGCCTTTCTTACCGTTGAAGTTGTAGGCAAAAACAGAGAGTGCAACTTGCGCGTATACACCAGAATAGATTTCTTCTTCGATGTCGAAGTCATCCATTTTGATTTTGTCGCGCGTAAACACGATAGGTTGCTTATCACTGTTAGCGTTAATGAAGTATTTACCAGCGTATGTTTCAGGTTGGTCAACTACTGCTTCATCCGTATCGCCGTCGCGTAAGTTCAATTTGAGGTATGCTGCTTTGCCTTCCACCTTAGCTACTGCTTTTGGATCCGCTTTAAGTTCTTCAATCGCACGTTCAAATGCTTTGATTGTCTTCTTATCTGTTTTATCGATAATGATTTGGGAACTATATTTTGCTTTGCCGTCGTCGTTTTTACGAGGGGAAGCGATATTTGCATAAGAAAGTCTTACTACACCAGTTGTTAATTTAGCCATGTTACTGTCTCCTTATTTCTTAAATGGGTCCTGTTCATAATCAAACCCTATTACCGTATTAAACAATTCATCTAATTCATTTTCGATATCAGAACGTTCATCATCGAGTCGGTCCCACTCCTCATCCTCTAACCAAGGATACTCATACGGGTCTAACTCCTCTTCCGTTTGATATCTAAGTTCTATCGCGTCGCATCTAGCATCTACCGTACAATATCGCGTGTATAAGCTAGTGGCATAGGCAATAGTAATTTGGTAAAGCTCGTCGAGGTAATGCCCTCGTTCATGAAGCTCTATAGCGATAGCTCGTACGGAAGTCATTTTTCAACCTCCGCCATTAGCTTCGCTACTAATGCTTCTAGCTTGGAGATACGGCTTTGCGCATCCTTCGCTTCAGCTACGTAATCGCTACCTTTACCAAATTTGAAAGATGCGCTCACGTTGTACATATTTTCACTTCCGAAAGTTCCTGCAATGCCTAGCAATGTTTTTTCATTAGGTCTGTAGTACAAGCCTAATGCCACTGCATTGGCATTGTGGTAATGGCCATATGCAATAGATGCGCTGAACTTATCTTCTTTGTTAAACTCCATAGGATGTAGTCCAGCTAATGCAGCCGCACCTGCACCTACTTTATTTACACGGCCATCTAATCGGCTAATATCTGATTTTAAATTCGTTAAAGCGTTATGTGTTTGATGCTCTAGTACACCAATTCGTTGCTCATGATTTGCTAAGATACGATTGTGTGCATCCATATCTTCACTCATTGTATTAATGGCATCATATGCAGCATGTAGTTGTGAACCATTCACCGCATCAGTTGAAGATGCATCTATACGGCCTGCAGCAACGTTCTGAATTTGTCGAACATAATGTTTTACACCACCATATCCTGCACGGTCTTTACTACCAACGCTTACTACTGATGTTGCATCTGTACCAGCAAATACATATGTTGTATTATTTACCTTCGCTTGTAGTTGATTAACTGCATCATCTGTTACACTATTCGTTCCTAGTGCAACACTATTTGCCTTATCCGCGATTGTATTGTTTCCGAATGCGAGTGCATCAGTAGCTAATGATTTGGCATGTGTGCCGAACACCAACGCGCCCTGGCCATTAGATTCGGAATTAGAACCAAACACCAACTGTTCTTTTTGAGAGCCAATTTTGTTGTTGTAGCCAACTACGGCGGACTGGCCACCTGCTACAGTGCCATTGTTGGCACCAATTGCAACGGAGTTTTCACCTGTCACGTTGTTGGAACGGCCAAAGGCCACGGAGCTTTCACCCGATACGAACGCGCCATTGCCGATGGCTACACTATCATAGGACGCCGTTCTTGCTTGGTTACCAATCGCTATGGTGTATTCCACCAAGCTTTCGGCGTGACTGCCGAATGCAAAACTATTGCGACCTGCTGCAGTTGCATTATTACCACCTGCGAACCCATTTTCACCAGTTACAGTATTATTAGTACCAAACGCCAACGCGTTATTCGCATCAATGTGATTTTGGAAACCAGATACCATTGAGCTTGTAGAAGTTGCGGAGATAGTATTATTTGTTCCGCCTACCGTATTGTTGCTAGTTGCGCCGGCCACATTGACAGCTAGCGCAGAAATCGCGAGTACCGCTGTTACTGTTTTATTCATTATGTTTATACCTCATCATCAAATTCATTCATCATTGTTTCAACTGTATTAATTGCTGGGCGTTTATCGCTTTCCGGTACAAGTGTAGGCTTGCCTTCCGGTTTTTCTATATAGGCTTCTAAGTATTCGGCAACGCCCTTTTTACCGAGTACCTTTTGCAGATTCGTGATACCTTCGAGTTCACGCGGTTTAAAAATGTCTTCTTCCTTGTAGCCATTATCAAGTAATGTTTTAGCCGCTGCCTCAGGATCCGTGATAGTACGTCTTGATGTACCTTCTACTAATTTGTATCCAGGCCATTGCTTTTCACCTGATAAGGCTTTCTCGTAGGCAAAGTCGTAAACACCTTTAATCCATTTTGTGATTAAGTCTTTCATCGCTAGGATGTCAGATACTTCGCTGTCCGTGAGTAATTGATTGAGCTTGCCCCCATCCTTATAAAAAGCGGTAAGGCAAGTATCAGCTAATGCCCGGCAGGTGTGCCGAGCTTTACAGAAGTTACAGTAATCGCAAGGTGTACAATCGCCTTCACCATGAAAGGCACGTTGCGCGATTGGTTTTATTTCTTCGCCCCAATCAAGCAGTTCTTCAAGCGCCATTTCATCGGTAGATACACTATCAAGTCTTGGCTGAACGATGGTCATACGGACCGATTTAACGTCATACAAGAACTCGTTAACGTCGTAAGCACCTAATGCGTAGAGTCGCATTTGTGTATTTTCAATGGCACTCACTGGAACGCCCTTACCATACTTCAGGTCAATCACTTCTAGGATGCCGTCAGCTACGATTACCATATCGCCTGTGCCAAAGCCCTCAGGAACCCACCTAGAGAAGTCAAGTCGTGCTTCAATCATAGCTTCCGCATCAGATGAACGGGCGCGAGCCTCGTTCACCTTTTCTTCGCAGATGTCTACATATCGGTTAACGGCTTCTATCATTTCAGTAGAGTAGTCGTCCAGCTTAGGCGCTTTTTTGCCATCGAGCTTATGCCGTAGGATTGCTTCCGCCAGGTCATGCGCTACAGTACCTTCCGCAGCATACGGAGATTGTTCATCCGGGAACATCGCTTCGAGTCTTGCAGAGGGTGTACATACCAGCCACCTGGCGCTACTGGATGCACCTAGTAAGGCGTGTTTCTTAGCCACGGCTATTCACCCATTCCATAATTTGAATACGTTGTTCATCGGTTGCAGATGTTACCTTTTCGGCGCCGATGCTATCTAAGAAGGCTTTGAATTCGCCTTTTGCTTTCGTTTTATCAGCGGCTTTTGCCATTACATCTTTCACTGCTTCACGAGTTGCTTCAAGGCTAGGTACTTCTTTCTTAGCTGGTTCTTCCGCTTTAGGTTCCTCAGTTTTAGGAGTTTCTACTTTAGCAGGTTTCTCAGCTTTAGGTGTTTCCTTCTTAGCAGGTTCGGCTTTAACATCATTAGTGGTCCAGTTCGCAGGTTCTACGTCTTTAACAGGAGCGCCTACGATGGATTGGTAAAGGTCTTTTACTTCTTGTTCTAATTCAACTGCTTTATCTACTGTGATTTTTAACTCGATCATTGTTCTATTTCCTTTCGGTTTAACGATGTGATATACTTTAAATGGATATTTTTCTATGTGCCCTTTACGCATTGCCGTGCGTGAGGGCATTTTTTTTGTGCCTAAGCATTCATCAGGAATGCAATAATCTTTATTTGGGCACGATGTACAATCTTGCAATTTAATCACCGCCCTTCAGCGCACTTAAATCTAATGTTGATCCCTTGTCAGTATTTTGCCACTCATAAAAGTCAAGTCCTGACGATTTTAAAATATCGGCAGCTGCTTTACCTCCAGGTGCGGCATCGATAACACGACGCGCAGATTGATAAGCGTTCTCTAACTTTTCAAGTTTTTCATCATACGGTCTTGCAATTGTATAGAGTAATTTAATCTCATCTTTTGGGCTATCGATTCGCGCCGTCCACAAATTGCTTATCATACGGTTTAACATCACATCACAAGAGACAAGGCTTTGTTTGAATGTCGATCCGTAACCTGCTTGTTCTAGCGCGTTTGCAACTGATTCTGCAGAAGATAATAAATCTTTAAATTTTACAAATAGAGAGCTTGCTTCTACGGCGTTTCGCAAAGCTTCTGTTCGTGCGTTTTTCAAAGGCTCATACCTTTTCAAATATTCACTACGGACAAAGTCACGAACTGCTGATTTTGTAATGTTTATTTTTGGCATAATATTCTCCTTTGTTTTACGGGTTGATGTATTTCTTTACATTTTTTACACACGGCGCGCGGCGCGCCTGTCGTAAAACTCCAATACTGGTAGGGGCCTTTTAGCCTCTTATTGCATCTCGCACAGCGCTGAGTTCTCATACGTACTACCCTTAAAATCTGTAATACGTAGAACTCTGTACCTGACGGCTACGCATTAATTTACGGCGCAATCGTCTGACCTCAATTCTGTACTCAGATACCATGCAAGCCAAGACCCCGCTTAACACTTGAAACAGCGCTTGTGCAAAGCCAATACGGTCAAGTTCTACACTGCCTACCGTACCGATTATCATCAGTAGGCCGATTCCTTTAAGCATCCCGTTCATACGATGTGCGCCTCCTTAAATGCTTCATTAATTTTTTCTTCTGGCCAACCTAGCGTGTTGGCCAAGTAAAAGCGGAACCCTTCTCTATCAATTGAAAAGGTGCGCCCCTTTTTGCCTTCCGTTTGCCAGCACTGCGCAAAGGGGAACTTATCCCTTGCGATACATTCACGTATCGCTGTCATGGTTCTTCCCAATACCGTGGCCATCTGGCAAACGGCAATTGTTTTAGTTATCATAAGTAACTCCTTCCTACCAGTGATAAGCAGTGATTGCTGCCACTATGATGATAAAAATACTAACAGCCGCAGAAAGGCTAAGCATTAGCATCCAAAGACAGATGCTGATAACGGCCTGTATGTCACGCTTTTGCATTACACTTTTACCTCATTTTCTATCTAATTTAGGATTGTAGTAATCAGTTTCCCAGAAATCGTTGGACTCGTCTCGACTAACTCCTAGTGCATCGCAAATATCACCAATCGTTGACAATCGTACTGATTTACCCGCAAGGGCACGATTTAACGTATCTCTTGAAATCTCCGCTGTCCGAATTAGGTCAGCTTTTGACATATTAAGTTCTTGCATACGTTCGCGAATCGCTTCGCCGTACATTCTGGTAGTAAATTCTTTTTGTTTCATAGCACTGTCCTTCCTTTTATTGAACATCTTCCTTTGATAGTTTTCGAGTAAACTCGAATACTTTACCAAAAAAAATTAGACCTTTAGGAATATGATAGGTTTCTTCTATTTTACATATTTTTGCATACGGAACATTTGAGCTATCTCGTTCCCATCTTGCTAGTGTTTGCGGATGTACGCCCAGTTTAGCAGCCGCATCAATTTGGGTCAATCCTGCATTTACGCGTGCTGCTTCTAAAGTAACAAGGTATTGCTTCATATATTACACCTCCATTCTAGTTCGAGTTTCCCTTGACCTGATTTAAGTTTAACTCGAATTCAGTCGAATTTCAAGGGTATTTATATTTATATTTAGTTAGTATTTTCTTATTTTTTTATCAAATATTTTATATTAACTCGAAAATATTGTTGATTTTCTCGTATTAATACGATAAAATAAAGGTATAGAGGAGCGATAGATATTAATTTTTTATTAA